AAAGGCAAAGAGCAAGAAGAAATAGATCTTCCATCGATTGTAGATACTTTTAAGAAAAGTAGTTAGGAAAAAAATGAGTAGTTTAGAAAAATCAGTTATACAACAAATTAGATTAAATGAAGAATCACAAAAAACAAAAACTTTTAGAGACAAAACAAAAACTTATCGGGGAGTAAGTACAGTTGATCTTACAAGGAAGAGTATTGTTTTATTTGATATAGAGTTGATTAAACAGGACATTATAAATCATTTTCATATACGACAGGGAGAAAAACTTTCCGATCCGTCATTTGGAACAATATTATGGGATGTTTTGTTTGAACCACTTACAACAACTTTAAAAGATAAAATTATAAACAATGTAACACAAATTATAAATTATGATCCAAGAGTTAATGTTGATAGAATAGTTTTAGATGAATATGAAAGTGGTATTTCAATTGAATGCACTCTTACATATTTACCATACAATTTTAGTGAAACAATGAAGTTAAAATTTGATGAAAAAAACGGATTGCTTACTGGTTAATTAAACTGCGTACATTAATTATACCAATAAATATGTAATAAGGATGAGAACAACATGTCATTAACAAACAGACAAAACAGGTTGCTTGTAGCAGAAGATTGGAAGAGAATTTATCAATCTTATCAAAATGCTGATTTTAAAAGCTATGATTTTGATAATTTACGAAGAACTATGATAAATTACCTTAGGAATAATTATCCTGAGGACTTTAATGATTACATCGAAACTACAGAATATCTTGCATTAATTGATGTAATTGCATTTTTAGGGCAAAATCTAGCATTTAGAATTGATTTAAATGCACGTGAAAATTACTTAGAATTAGCTGAGCGTAGAGAAAGTGTATTAAGATTAGCAAGATTGCTAAGTTATAATCCTAAAAGAAATATTGCTGCAAATGGATTATTACGTGTATCTTCTATTAAAACTACTGAAAGCATAACTGATAGCAATAATATTAATTTAAAAAATCAAGCAATAGTATGGAATGATTCAACTAATACAAATTGGTATGAACAATTTATTAAAATTTTAAACAGAGCATTGCCTATAAATGGAGTTTATGGAAAACCTACAAATTCAGGTAATGTATTAGGTATTCAAACTGAAAAATATTCTCTTAATTCAATTATTACTGGTGTTCCTAAATTTACTTTTACAAGAAACATAAATGGCAGAAGTGTACCTTTTGAAGTTGTATCAGCAAATATTGTTGATAATTTTATATACGAAGAAGATCCATTACCAGGTAATGCATTTTCTTTATTATATAGAGATGATAATAAGGGAACAAGTAGCATTAATTCTGGGTTTTTTGCTTATTTTAAACAAGGATCCTTACAAGATGGTACATTTATAATTGATAATCCAAGTACAAATCAAACAGTAGCTATAGATGCTACAAATATTAATGATACAGATATTTGGTTGTATAAATTAGATTCAGACGGTAACGAGGAAGAATTATGGACAAAAGTTGCTGCAGTAGAAGGTAATAATGTCATTTATAATAGTTTATCTAAAAATGTAAGAAATATTTATAGTGTATTAACACGGATTGATGATAGAATAAGTTTAATATTCTCTGACGGAGTATTTGGTGATTTACCTAGAGGAAATTTTAGAATATATTATAGAACAAGTGCAAATGCAAATTTAGTAATTAATCCCAGGGATTTTGCAGGAATAAGCATTGACATATATTATATTAGTAGAACAAATGTAAGGGAAAAGTTAACTTTAACATTTGATTTGAAATATACAATTGAAAATGCTAGCCAGACTGAGGATAATAATAGCATAAAATTACGGGCACCTGCTAATTATTACACTCAAAATAGATTAGTTACAGCTGAAGACTATCAACTAGGACCTTTAATTTCAAATCAACAAATTGTAAAAGTAAAAAGTGTTAACAGAATTGCAAGCGGCATATCTAGATATTTTGATATAACTGATGCAACAGGAAAGTACAGTAAAACTAATTTGTTTGGAGTAGATGGAGTTCTATATTATGAAAGATTAACCCAAAGAGAAAAATTTACATTTTCTACTCAAACCGATATAGAAAATATTATATTAAATGTTATAGAACCGATCATTAATAAAAAATCAATTCGTAATTTTTATTACAACAATTTCACAGAAATTAATACTACTGATTTAGAAATTTATTGGAGAACTGTAGAAACTGACACTAATTTAACAACTGGGTATTTTGTTAATGTCAATGAGTTGAAACAAACATTAGGAACTTATACTAATTCAATACTACAGTTAATTCGTATTAATGCATTGTTAAAATTTATTCCACCTGCTGGGTATCATTTTACACCAGATAATAAAATTAAATTAGGATCGGCTAATTATTTTGGTTCTAAAGAATACTTATGGACTAAGACAATTAATGTTATAGGTAATGGTACTGAACTTGTAGATGGGTCTGGGCCAGTATATTTCAATGATGTTATTCCAGATGGAGCAAAATTAACTCAGATCATTCCTGCGTTAGCAACAACAATTATTCCAGACATTCAAAGACAAATTATTGATCAAATTTTTGCAAAAAATGCTTTTGGTTTACGATACGATAGAACTTTAGGCCAATGGTTAATTGTTACAAACGAAAATTTGAATTTAACAGACGATTTTAGTATTGGTAAAGAAGGTGATGTTACTAATCAAAAATTAGACGCAAGTTGGTTGTTAAAATTTACAACAGATTCTGAAACGTACTTGCTTGAATACAGAGGATCACGCTATATTTTTGAAAGTGATAAAGAGATTAGATTCTATTATGACAGTACAGATAAAATATATAATAGCTTAACTGGTAAAACAGTTAAAGATAGAATTACAATTTTAAATAATAATAATAGACCAGACTCGATTAATAGTTTTACAAATGATATCTTTTGGGAAATTACAGAAGAATATAGAGATCCTACAGGGTATATCAATACTAAGAAGATTCAGGTCACTTTCTTTGATAACGATGATGATGGAGTTGTCGATGATCCAGATATTTTTGCACAAGTTATATCTCCAAAAACAAATGTTACAGAAAAATATATTTTCCAAAAAAAATACTTAACAAGCGATGGAGCAGAAGATTACAATTACATAGAAAATTCTAATAATATAATAATTGTAAAGCAGAACAAAAGTACATTAGGTGCATTAAGTGTGTACAATGATGGCCAAATATTTTATTTTATAGATACAAATACGTTTGAAACTTATAATAAAAGTTTAGGTATAACTGAAGCAGAATTAAACTATAAAGGGTTTTTAGGTAGAGATAAGTTAAAATTTCATTATGTTCATGCTGCTGACGATAGTACTAGAATAGATCCTAGTGTAACTAATATTATAGATGTTTATATGTTAACTAGAACATATGATACAGAATACAGAAGATGGTTAACTGGTGCAACAGACATCAAACCTTTACCTTTAAGCTCTGATGAGTTGTATGTTAACTTTGGTAATCAAATTAATCAAACAAAATCATTAACTGATGAAGTAATTTATCATCCAGTAAAATATAGACCTTTATTTGGTAGTAAAGCTGATCCTTCTTTGCAAGTAAAATTTAAAATAGTTAAAAATCCCGAACTTGTCTTGAATGATAATGATATAAAAAGTAGGGTTATAAATTTATTTTCTACATATTTTGCATTAGATAACTGGGAATTTGGAGATACATTTTATTTTTCAGAATTAGCTGCTTACATTATACAAGAAATGTCTCCAGATATTGTAACTTTTGTTATTGTACCCGAAAGTGCAGATCAAAGTTTTGGAAGTTTATATGAAATAAAAAGTGAGCTAGATGAGGTTTTAATAAGTGCAGCAACTGTTAATGATTTAGAAATTATAGATGCATTAACAGCAAGCAAAATAAATGCTACAGGTACAGTACTTTCAAGTACACAATCATCAACAACTGGAATTCAGAGTTTGTAAAATAGGAAATTAATTTATGGCATACGAAGATAATCAACAAGAACCGGCTTTACCTATAAATGACAATGATGGTGTAGAATCTATTAAATTTTTGCCCAAATATTTTAGGACCGAATTTAATAAAAAATTTTTAAATGCAACATTAGATCAATATATTAAACCGGGTGTTGTAGAAAAAATTAATTCATATTATGGTAGGAAAATATCAAAAGCTTACAATCCTCAAGACAATTACATAGGAGCGACAACTAAGCAAAGAGCAGATTACCAATTAGAACCAGTTTCCTTAATCAAAGATTCATTAGATAATGTTACCTTTTATGCAGATTATAACGATTTAATTAACAGGTTAAAAACCTTAGATGGTAACTATGAAAATCATAGTGAACTTAATTCGCAGGAATTTTATTCATGGAATCCTCATATAGATTTAGATAAA